TTGCGTGTGCAATTGAACCGGCACTGGAAGAGTATGCTCTAAATGCTGGAATATTTGGTTTACCAACAATACCATTAGTATCAACAGTCAATGCACTAGTGCCACCAGTGTGTTGTATCTCATTTACTTTTAGAATGCTTGCCATTATCGTTTATCCTAAATCTTTCTACTATTTATTCATCTTGACCAGTTGAAGGGTTATAATTTTTCGCATCTTCAAAGAAACTTGTTGTCTCATTGAAACCGAAGTTATCATCATCTGGATCAAACTCTGCCGCAGTAGCACTTGACGGATCAGGCGCAACTGTATATCTCTGTTCCCTTGTAGGAGCATTGACAGGAGTGTTTGCATATTGATCAACTTGTACAGTACGAATAACATTTGTAGACGTTACTGGGCCGTATAAGTAATACTTTGCAGTAAAACTTAGAGTATAAATGATACTCCTTCTACTAGTAAAGTCGCCCTCATAATCATCCTCATATGAGATACTATTCAATACGATTGGAACATCACGAATGATTTCCAAGTCTGGTACTTCTCTCAAAGTTACTGTATATTCTGGTTGAAAGTAAGGAAGGATTTGTTCTACAATTTGCAATGCATCGTCTGAGTTCTTTGCCATAACAAAGAGTTCAAAGTTTACGTTGTATGGAACAGGCATATAACCAGATTTTAACTGTGAGTTATCTGCACCATCCAGTACCTTCTTTGCTTTCATAATCTTGTTTTGTTTTCTAGAAACATCATAGGATAATCCAGAAATCTCAAACCCAATACGAGGAAGTGTTACCGCAACCTTTTTTGCAAGGTTAGGGTCTTCTGTCAGTCTTGACAACCACTTCTGTTTTGGCCCATATGCAAGTGGAACTTTCATTGTCTGTGTGACGTTTCCACTGCTGTCTTTCTTTGTCAACTGAATATTGTTGAAAAGTGTTCCAAATGCAACCACAATGTTTCGTGTGGATTCGTTGTAAAAATATTGTCCAATCATAATTATTTCATCCCAGCGTCACCGAATGGATTAGATTCGGTAAAGTCTAATATATTATCGTCTGCAAGTTCAAAGTCATCATTTTGTGAATTCTCATCAATCGTTGCGACATTATAAGTTTCTAGTATTATATAGGACGCATCAGCACCCTCTACTGCATTCTCTAGAAGTATAGAACCAACTTCTGCCTCTAGAGTCATTTGATGTGACAACATATCCAAAGAGTTGTCATCTTCAATTTCATCAATCTCTGTAATACCTGTGTCAATGGATTCTGAACCATACTCAAAGGTTTTACACTTTAGTTTATATGTAGGTAGATTGTGGACTTGATAAAAAGGATCATCGTGATCCACAAACGTAATCTCAAATAACTTACTTGCCTTTGGGAAGTAAATCAAGTCTCCTTCATTTGGGCGTGAAGATACAATCAAGTTATTGTCAATGGAAACAAACTGTTCCCATCTTCTTCTTGCAACTACAAAGGTTGCATCATCTTGTATGTCCAAACCAAACTTAGACATGAGTTCTTTCTCGCCCTCATATCCATCAATCGTTTCCATATACATTTCGATAAGGTATGCATCCTCAAAGGAAGAACCAATGTCCTCTCCAAAGATGTCATCAGTGCCTGCCAACTTACGAGGAATATAGTAAACATCTTGCCCATAAATGCGAAGTTGTTCAATAATCAAATCCTCATAGAGCGCCTGCTCTGGTTTTGTTCCTGTATCGAAATATACATTTGTTGGCATAACTTACCCTATCATATGCATAGGCGGCAGTTCGTATGCAAGTTGAATCTGTTCTTCCAACTTGTCAATCTCTTCCTGTGCCTGTGTATAAATTTGATCACCGTTTAGTGCAACACCACCCAACATCTGAATACCTTGAAACTTAGAAAGGTTTGCACCCCATTGTTTCTTAATCAACTGAGTTGCATACTTCTTCAAGAAGATATCATCCCACACATCAGAATATGTCGCTGGATCAATCTTACGATAACATTCGATAATCAACCAATCATTTTCTACATAATCTGTTTGAAAGTCTGCATCCAAGTATAATCTGTTTTGGTGTTGATTGTGTCGAATAGCAGTCTCACCAATAAGAATGTGATCTAGAAAATCTAGATGTTGCATTGTCATCTCATAGTGAATAATTGAAGTAGAACTAAAGTCATACAAGTCATTCAATCTCAACTGATAACGAATGTCAAACATATTCAATGCTTGTTTATCTGTCAGAGGGAATACTTTAACAATAGATACAATCGAACTTGGAACAGGAATATAGTTCTTCTGTTCATACCAAGTTGCAGTTGTCGAACCGTCAACATCAGTTGCAACCGTTCCAGTATTATTGCCTCTTGCACGAGTGATATCTGCAGCAGTCAATTGATATTTTAGATACACTCTCTCAATACCATCATAATGATATTGTGCGAAATATTGTAGAGCTTCGTCAATTCTATCTTCAACTTGATCTGGATCAACATTGATTTCGATGACAGGTTTACCTAAACTTCTTAAGCACCACTCTTTAAAATCTGTTCTTGTTGTTGGTATTGCCATATTTTCTTATCCTAGTGCTATTGCTACTGCTATTGCGAAGCCTTCAGAGGCACCACCGCCTCCAGCGTTTGCAACCTCAACCACTGTTCCATCAGATTTTTTTGTATAAATCTTCTGATCAGCAGAGTTGATTGCAATTTCACC